AAAAAACAGCGAATATCTTTTTGACGTAGATGGAGATATTGTGTATAGAATGAGGACAAATGATATATGCACATTATTATAGTATGAGCAATATAATAGAAATAAAAGAAAGAATTATTCAGGCTGGGCACGAGGCTGTAAAACAACTAATCAAGGTTGCTGAAGAGGAGATTATAAAACCAGACCCAGATGATGAGTTGGCAGCTGACAGATTAAAAAATGCAGCAGCCACAAAAAAACTAGCAATATTCGACGCTTTCGAGATTCTAAATCGAATTGAAAACGAAAAGAATATGCTAGAAAACCCAGAAGAGGAAAAGAAAAACTTAACAGGAGGATTTGCAGAAAGAAGGTCTAAATAATGATTTATGCGTAGTTTTAAAGGACTTTATACCGTCTAAGGTATTGATATCTAGAAACAGAAAAAAGTCTTTTAAATATGGTTATGACGCAGATTTAGACATGATTGTGATATCCAGGGACGGCATGGTTGGTGATGTTGTTCGTATCAATAGCCTAAACATAGCACTTCCAAAAAAACCAAAAGAAGTATACAGAAGGTCATCTGAAAAAAAAGACCAATATTGGGAAGCTTCCGAGTATCCAAAAGCACTTAAACCATTGCAGACCATATTTCAATGGAATGAAATGAATAAGGATTTCAAGGAGACTTGGGTTCCTTATATCGAGAATGAGTTTGACAGAAGGGAGAATGGGTTTTGGTTTATGAACAACGGAAAACCCGTGTACATAACTGGTACACACTACATGTACTTGCAGTGGACAAAGATTGATGTGGGTAGGCCAGAATACAGGGAATCAAACAGAATATTCTTTATATATTGGGAAGCGTGTAAAGCAGATGATAGATGTTACGGAATGTGCTATTTAAAAAACAGACGTTCTGGTTTTTCGTTTATGTCTTCTGCTGAAATAGTTAATCAAGCAACAATAACGTCAGACTCTAGGTTTGGAATACTATCCAAAACAGGTAGTGATGCTAAAAAAATGTTTACAGATAAGGTTGTGCCTATATCAGTGAACTACCCATTCTTTTTCAAGCCAATACAAGACGGGATGGATAGACCAAAGTCAGAGCTTGCTTACAGAGTTCCAGCTTCTAAACTCACTAGGAAATCTATATCAAACACCAGCGTCACAAATGACCTGCAAGGATTAGATACTACTATCGACTGGAAAAACACAGGGGACAATAGTTATGATGGGGAAAAATTAGCTTTATTAGTGCATGATGAAAGTGGTAAGTGGGAGAAACCTGACAACATCTTAAATAACTGGCGTGTAACAAAAACTTGTTTGCGTTTAGGTAGTAGGGTTATAGGTAAGTGTCTTATGGGCTCTACTTCTAACGCCTTAGACAAAGGAGGGGAAAACTTTAAAAAACTATATTACGATTCAGACCCAACCACAAGAAATTCAAATGGACAGACAAAAAGCGGGCTGTATAACCTATTTATCCCGATGGAGTGGAACATGGAGGGTTTTATTGATATGTATGGTCAGCCTGTTTTAGATTCTCCGAAATTACCAAAAGTTAGTACCAATGGTGATTACATTCACCAAGGGGCATTAGAATATTGGCAAAACGAGGTAGATAGTCTTAAAAACGACCCTGATGCGCTAAACGAATATTATAGACAGTTCCCTAGAACAGAGTCTCATGCTTTTCGAGATGAATCTAAAAACACCATATTTAACCTAACTAGAATATATGAGCAAATAGACTACAATGATTCTTTTGCTATAAAGTCCACAGTGTCAAGAGGTAACTTTCATTGGAGAAATGGACAAAGAGATACCGAAGTTGTATTCAGCCCAGAAACCAAAGGAAGGTTTTTCTTGTCATGGATTCCTAGCAAGGATTTAATGAATAATGTAACAGAAAAGAACGGTAGGAAATATCCTGGTAATGCACACATGGGTTCTTTTGGTTGCGACTCCTATGATATATCTGGAACTGTAAACGGAGGAGGTTCTAAGGGGTCTTTACATGGAATGACTAAGTTTCACATGGAAGATGGTCCAACAAATATGTTTTTTTTAGAATACATATCAAGACCTCAAACTGCTGAGTTATTCTACGAAGATGTATTGATGGCTTTACATTTTTATGGTATGCCGATACTTGTGGAAAATAACAAGCCAAGGTTGTTGTATTATTTAAAAGAAAGAGGATATAGAGCGTTTTCTTTAAATAGACCAGATAAACACAAAAACGTTTTATCTAAAGCAGAGCGAGAGTTAGGAGGTATTCCGTCATCGTCTGCCGTAATCTCTGTTCACGCAGAAAGCATAGAAAGTTATATAGAAAACCATGTGGGAGTACTTAGAGACCAAGCAAATATGGATTTTGGAAGCTGTGGTAATATGTTTTTCAACAGGACTTTGCTTGATTGGGCTAACTATGACATCAACAATAGAACAAGGTTTGATGCCACTGTAAGTTCTGGGTTTGCTATTATGGCAAATCAGTCACGCAAGAATATAGGACAAGAAAAACGTAATCAAATAAATATTAACTTTGCAAGATACAGTAACAAAGGTTTTGTTAGTGAAATTATTAAATAAATATGATAAATAAGCCAAGATTCAATTCGGGTAGTGGTTTTCCTAATCAATTTGTTCCAGACATCGAGAAGGACACATATGAGTATGGACTTCGAGTAGGTCATGCTATTGAGTCTGAGTGGTTTTCAAGAGACTACGGCAGTAGCATGTATGGTGAAATCCGTTCTGAGTTTTTATCCAGACGTTTGTATGCTAGAGGAGAACAGCCAGTAGATAAATATAAAAATGAATTAGCCGTAAATGGCGACCTATCTTACCTCAACCTAGATTGGACACCTGTTCCGATTATTCCAAAGTTTGTTGATGTTGTTGTAAACGGTATATCTAACAGGCTTTTAGATGTTAAGGTAGAGGCAATAGACGACCTTTCTTCTATGAAGAGAGAGTATTTTAAACAGGAGGTTGCTGCTGATATGATATCTAAACCAATCTTGTCTGAAATAAAAAACACAACTGGCGTAGATGTATTTAACTTCCCTGAGGACCAACTTCCTGAATCAGAGGAAGAGCTGAGCTTATACATGAAACTTAAATATAAGCAAGGCGTTGAGGTTGCAGAGGAATCAGCTATAACAACGATACTAGAACTAAACAGCTACGATGAAATAAAAAGACGTATAGATGAGGATAATGTTGTTTTGGGTATATCTGCAGTAAAACATTCTTTTGACCCACACGATGGAGTGAGAGTAGAGTATGTTGACCCTGTGAACTTTGTATATTCGCCAACAGAAGACCCCTACTTTAATGATTGTTATTATTTCGGAGAGGTCAAATCCGTACACGTTACAGAACTAAAAAAAATAAATCCTGGATTGACTCAAGAAGATATTGAGGAAATATCTAAGTTAGCCAGTAGGTTTGATGGTTATAGAAGTACACAAAATATGCAAACACAAAGTGGTTTAGATAAATCAAATGTGTCTCTACTATATTTTTGTTACAAAACAGATAGAGAAGTTGTATATAAAGTAAAAAAGAATGCAAATGGTGGTGAAAAACCACTAAAGAAAAATAATTCATTCAACCCTCCAAAAACGGAGCAAGCTAGATTTAAAAAAGTATCTAGAAGAATAGATGTTTGGTATGAAGGAGTTTTGGTTTTAGGAACAAACCACTTAATCAAGTGGGAGCTTATGCAGAATATGGTTAGACCAAAATCTGCTTTTCAAAAAGCCTTGCCACCATATATTGTTTCAGCTATTAAAATGTCAAAAGGAAACATAGATTCTTTGGTTAAAAGAATGATACCTTTTGCAGACCAAATACAGCTCACTCATTTGAAGCTTCAACAAGTAGTTGCTAAAATGATACCAGATGGTGTATTTATTGATGCTGATGGATTAAATAGTGTTGACTTGGGTAATGGAGCGTCCTATAACCCTTCTGAAGCTTTATCAATGTACTTCCAAACAGGTAGTGTTATTGGTAGAAGCTATACAGAAGACGGTGACTTTAATAACGCTAGAGTGCCGATTCAAGAGCTTACAAGTAGCGGCTCTAACGCTAAGATAGCTAGTCTTATCAATATGTACAATTATCAGCTGAACATGATTAGAGCTGTGACAGGTATTAATGAGGCTAGAGATGGGAGTAATCCAGACCAATATGCTTTGGTTGGAATACAAAAGCTTGCTGCACTAAACAGCAATACCGCAACAAGACATGTTGTTTTATCTGGTATATCAATCACAAAAAAACTAGCAGAGGCTTTATCTTATAGAATATCTGACATACTTCAATATTCTGATTTTGCTGAGGATTTTGCTAAAATGATTGGAAAAAACAATTTCGAGATAGTAAGCGAGATAATGTCGTTGCACCTACATGATTTTGGTATATTCATAGAAATAGAGCCAGATGAAGAGGAAAAACAAAAACTAGAGCAAAATATTCAACAATCTATTCAAGCTGGTCAAATAGGACTAGAAGATGCTATAGATATTAGAGATGTCAAAAATGCAACCTTAGCTAATTCTTTACTCAAGATAAGAAAAATAAGGAGAGAGAAGAGGGAGATGGAGAAACAGAAACAAGCTATCCAGATGCAAACTGAGTCTAATACTCAATCTGCACAAGCAGCTTCACAGTCTAGAATGCAAGAAGAGCAAATGAAGATGCAGGCGGACGCTCAAATGCAGCAAATGAAAGCTGAACTTGAGATGCAAAGAATGAAAGCTCAGATGCAAATAGATGCTGAGATTCTTAAGATGAAGCATCAGTTTGAAATAGAATTAAAGCAAATGGAAGCTGAGCTATACAAAGGTAGAGAAGAATATAAAGAGGATAGAAAAGATAAAAGAACTGACAAGCAAGCTTCTCAACAAAGTAAACTAATACGGCAGAGAAAAGAAAATCTACCTCCAGTTGATTTTGAAGATGAAGGAGCTGCGAGTCAAATATTAAAAAACATACAGTCTATGCCAGGTCAACAACCTAGTGGCATGTCGCCTATGATGGGTCAAGAAAATGTATAGTTTTTTTAAGTAATTTTGCAGTATAAATTTAAATTTAATCTATTATGAGTGACGTAAATCAAGATGTTGACTTTAAAGTTGACCTATCCAAACCTCCTGTAAAAAAGGGAGAAGAAGATAAAAAAGAGCAAGAAACTGCCGAAGTCGAAAGTGAAAACACGCCAAACTCGGAAGTTCAAGAAGAAAAAGCTCCTGAGCAACAGCCAGAAGCTGAAGAAAATATTAAAGCAGCGGGGGAATCCGCTGCTGAAAAAGAAGCCGAAGAACCTCAACAAGAATCCGAGGTAAAGGTTTCTAAACAAGAAATAATTGCTGAGTTCCTAACTAGTAAATACAGTATGGGGCTTGAGGAATTAGAAGACGTTCTTTCAAATAAAGACAAAAATAAACAAGAGCTTCCTGAGGAGGTTGAAAAGTATTTGCAGTACAAAAACGATACTAAGCGTGGCTTAAAAGATTTTGTAAAAGCAAACGAAGATGTTTCTGAATATGAAGAAACAACTATACTGCGTGAATACTACAAGCAATCAAATCCTGAGCTTGACGATTCTGATATCGATTATTTGATAGAGGATAAGTTCACTGTAGACGAAAACACTGATACAGAGAAAGATGTCAAGAGGAAGAGTCTTGATAAAAAGCAAGAGCTACATAAAGCTAAGCAGTATTTTGAGCAGATGAGGGATAAGTACAAAGCACCACTTGAGTCAAGTACGGATGCACTACCCGAAGATGTTAAAGAAGCTGTTGAGTTTTATCAGCAATACAATGATGAGTCTACAAAACAACAAGAGGCTGCTTCTAAACAAAGAGATATCTTTCAGAAGAAGACATCAGAGTTTTTTAACGATAAGTTCGAAGGTTTTGAATTTAATTTAGGCGGTAAAAAACTTAGTTTTAAGCCAAAAGATGTTAATGAAGTTGTAAAACAACAATCAGATTTAAACAATTTTATTAGCAGACATTTGGATAGTGAAGGCAACTTGAGTGACCCAAAGAGATATCATGCTGCTCTTAACATGGCTATGAACCCAGAAACTTATGCTAAGTTCTTTTATGAGCAAGGCAAGGCAGATGCGGTAAATGAAGTTGTTAAGGATGGGAAAAATATCAAAATGGATGTACGTTCAAATGTTGATTCATCGAAACCTGGGACTAAATTTAAAGTCGTCAATGACGGAACTAACCTTGGTCGTGGGCTTAAAATAAGAAAAAAATAATTTTAAAACCTTAAACATTTTACAAAATGGCACAATCAATTAATTTTGACGGAAGTGGAACTGGCACAGTAACAATTGAGGGTTCTACTTCACTAACACCTGCACCTGGCAAGTCTTTGCAAAACAGCAACTACTTGACTAATGCACAATATGACTTTGCTCAGCAATATCTACCTGATTTATATGAGCAAGAATTCGAGCGTTACGGAAATCGTTCTGTAGCTTCTTTCTTGCGTATGGTAGGAGCTGAGATTCCTTCTTCTTCTGACTTAATCAAGTGGAGTGAGC